TTTAGTAGGTCAATTCGTGAATGCAGTGTTTTCTTGGTTATACGTTGTGTCATTGTGTTACCTCTTTTGCCTTGTTGTTGTCATGCTTTGGTGCATGTAATGGCGGCAACGCATTGCCGCGCGTAGATGCATCAATTCAGTAGTGTGTCCAACCGTATTCATCGAATGAAGATTGCGGTTCCCCGTCTGCGTTGTTGATTAAGAATTCTTCCCAACCGCCAAATCCATCGCGGACATATCCAACTAACCAACCTTTTGCGGTATTGTAATCGTCTGTTTCATACATTGTTGCCGTGCCGCGTGTTTCTGCGTATGCCAAAACTTGATATTTCATTGTGTTACCTCTTTTGCTTTCTTGCTATACATATACCATATCAATATCTATGCGATATCGCAAGAAAAAAGAAACATGTAAAATCAATGCGTTATGATTTTTATTCAAATTAATCATAGGGAAAAACACAGCGCATCACACATCAAGACGCAAGTCGCACATGTGCGCGCGCGAATACTACACAGACTTTGCAAAGTCAACTTTGCAGATTTGCAGAATACACGTTGCACGATAGTGCAATACAATCGCATTGTATTAATTTCACATAATACCGATTACACGGGCAATCTGTGGTTGTGCTTATGTCTAGCACAATGTCGCGCCCGTCGCGCGGCTTGGCTTTGCCGAAAGCCCCCCCGTCTAGCCCCCCTCCCTCCCCCTATTATTATTATACATTCTCACACAGAAAAATTTGTGTTATACATTTCGCGGGGCTGCGCTGTCCTCCCAGTTGTGACGCGGTTACTCCCGACCGCCCCTTTGCGCGGCCCCACCCCCGCCCCCCGTTGCTTTTGCAGCAATACCACTGTAATATTTCTGAAAAACAACTGTGGAGCATCGCATGGCTGGTCGGCCTTTAGCAAAGAAAACGTTAGCTGAATTGCAGCGCAGAGGTGGCGCTGAGTATCTTGAGGAGTGGCTGCTTGAGGGTAAATCCTTGCGTCGCCTTGCTGCCGAACTGGATATCTCTGAGGGTTACTTCCGTAAGCTTATCATTCGCACAGATGATCTTGCGAAAGCTGTGGATGTTGCCCGTCGCGCTGCCGCTGACGCCCATTTTGATGCTGCCTTTGAAGCGATACAGGATTTATCTGATCGCAGACAGCGTGAGATCATGGAAGCGCTGAATGGTGAGAATGATCGTGATGTGAGTGAGGCTAACGTAAGTCCGATTGATTTGGGCATTACCAAGCAGAAAGTTGGGCAGCATAACCTTGCCGCGCAAGCGTGGAACCAAGAGCGTTATGGCAATAAGGGCCAGCAGAATCTCACGATTAATATTGGTGACATGCACTTGGACGCGCTGCGTAAGATCAAGGTGATTGATCATGAGTAATCTCGCAGACAACACCATGATTGACGTGGTGCAGCGTTATGCCAAGCGCCCTACGTTGTTTGTGCAGGAAATACTTGGCGTTGAGCCGTTGCCGTATCAGGCTGAGTTTTTAGAAGCCATTGCGTCAGGTGAGCGTAAGATTAGTGTTCGCAGTGGTCACGGCACGGGTAAGTCCACTGCGGCATCTTGGGCAATGCTGTGGTTTTTCTTGATGCATTACCCCAATAAGGTGGTTGTGACTGCGCCGACCAGTAGCCAGCTATTTGACGCGCTATTTGCGGAACTTAAGCGCTGGATTAATGAGTTGCCGCCAGCAATGCAGCAGTTGGTGAATGTGAAGTCTGATCGCGTTGAGCATGTAGCTGCGCCGAGCGAGATGTTTATTTCTGCTAGAACGTCGCGTGCTGAGACGCCAGAAGCTTTGGCTGGTGTTCACTCTGAGCATGTTATGTTGGTGGTGGATGAGGCGTCAGGCGTGCCTGAGCAAGTATTCGAGGCTGCGGCTGGTTCTATGTCTGGGCATAGTGCGGTTACGATTATGCTGATTAACCGGACGCGAAGCAGTGGCACGTTTTATGAAAGTCAGACGCGTTTGTCTGATAGTTGGTGGACGCGCAGATGGTCTTGCGTTGATTCGCCACTAGTGAGTGATGAGTTTGTCGAGGAAATGCGGCAGCGTTATGGTGAGGAAAGTAACGCGTTTCGCATTCGTGTGCTGGGTGAGTTTCCTCTTGCGGATGATGATACAATTATTCCGTTTCATTTGGTGGAGAGTGCAACCCATCGTGATGTCGAGGTAAGTGACGAGACTAAGCCTGTGTGGGGCTTGGATGTGGCTCGATTTGGAACTGACTGCACGGCGTTGTGTAAGCGGCAAGGCCCAGTTGTAACTGAAATACGCAGTTGGCGTGGCTTGGATTTGATGCAGACTGTTGGCCGTGTTGTTGCTGAGTATGAAGCGCTGTCGCCTAGTAATCGTCCTAGAGAAATACTTGTGGATAGTATTGGTATTGGCTCTGGCGTTGTAGATCGCTTGCGTGAGCTAGAGTTGCCAGTGCGAGGTATCAATGTTGCTGAATCGCCAAGCATGAAGGAAACTTATACAAACTTGCGTAGTGAGTTGTGGTTTAAGACTAAGGCGTGGCTGGCAGATCGTTCATGTAAGCTACCGCCAAATGATCAACTAATCGCAGAGTTGACCAGCATTAGATATAGCTTTACTTCTAGTGGTAAAATGAAGGCTGAGGGTAAAGATGAGATGCGTCGGCGTGGCTTGTCATCGCCTGACCTTGCCGATGCGTTGTGCTTGACTATGGCAAGTGATGCTGCGACTGCGTTATCTGGTGCTGCAAGCAATTGGCGCGGCGCAATACGACGGGGTTTGCGCGGAATTGCATAAAGTGTTATTGTGCAGCAAAGGAGTTTGGCCATGCCGCTTAAGAAGGGTAAGAGTAAGAAAGTAATCTCTGCGAACATTCGTGCGGAGATGAAAGCTGGTAAACCTCAAAAGCAGGCTGTGGCGATTGCTCTGTCTAAAGCTGGCAAGTCAAAAGGAAAACGTAAATGAAAGCACCTGTGTTCAAACCATGTAAAGGTTGTCCAACCCCTGCCGCGTGTAAGCGTGCTGGTAAGTGTATGGCAAAAGGTAAGAAGTAATGGCTAACGCTAAGTTTTTAGATTTCCTTGACATGATTGATGGCGGCGGCGCTGGCAAGATGGGAGATAAATTTGAGGGTGGCGGAATATTTTCTGCTTTAGCAAATATGATTGCTAAGCCATATGGTTCTGAGGATGAGGCGCGAAAACGTGCGCGTATGCGGGCGCATGGGTTGCTTGGTGATACTCCAGCAGTAACTGTTGCGCCAAAAGTTGTAAGCGCTAATGAGATTAAGCCTGAACCATTAACTTATGGGCCTCAAAATGGACGCGGTGGCAAGCGCGGTGTTTCCCCTGAAGAACGCTTAATGCAAATGCCAGTGGCACCTATGTCGGCAGAAGATCGCTTGATGCAGCAATCATTGATGGCAAATCCACTTTACGCACAAGCTGCCGCCGAGTTGGGGATGGGTCTTGATCCATTTGGATATCCACAATCACCAACTATATCACAAGCCCCATTGCAAAGTGGAAACAATCAAATTAATTCGTCAATGGTTAATGCCCCTCAGTCATCAGTGGTTGATAATGCAGTTCCGCGTGGGGTGTCAGGCGCTGTTCCAAATGATTATGCAGAAGGTGTGTTTGGTGTTGGTGGTGGTAATACTGCCCCAACAATACAACAAAATGATCGCCTAGTTAAATTTAATTATTTAACGTCAACAATTCCTGCTCAATTAATGGGAACTGAAGCCGCACAGTTTTATGCTGACGCTGTAATGAATGGTCGAACAAATGTACCATTTAAAGATTTTTTTGGTCAGAATTTTAGGTAATAATATGTTTGTTATATATTTTGCAAATAAGGTAAGATGATAATGGCTAAAGACCCTAAGCTAACTCGTGCTGGTGTGTCAGGTTATAATAAGCCCAAGCGCACACCAAGCCATCCCACTAAGTCACATGTTGTGGTGGCTAAGGTTGGCAATGAGACTAAAACGATTCGTTTTGGTCAGCAGGGTGTAAAGGGTGCAGGTAAAAACCCCACGACAGACAAAGACAAAGCGCGGCGCAAGTCATACTACGCAAGACACAATGCTCAAGATGCTAGCCCAGATAAAATGTCTGCGCGGTACTGGAGCCACAAGGTAAAGTGGTGAGTTAAATGCCAATAACAACATACGCAGAGCTGAAAAGCTCAATAACAGATTTTCTCAATCGCGATGACCTAGACACGGTTGCCGCAGATTTTATTGCATTGGCAGAGGCTGACATGCAGCGTGGCCTGCGTCACTGGCGCATGGAAAAGCGCAGCACCGCAGAGATTGACACGCAATACAGCGCAATTCCCGCTGACTTCTTGGAGGTCATTCGGTTTTACATCACGTCAAACGACACGCGCCCCTTGGAGCTAATCAGCCAAGCTGAATTGTTGGATCGCAAGTATCGCAATCTGAATACATCTGGAAAGCCTGCGTATTACGCGATCACTGCAGGCGAGATTGAGGTCTATCCTGTGCCTGATGGGACATACACGGCGGAGTTATATTATTATAGAACAATCCCCGCGCTGTCTGACAGCAATACATCAAATTGGCTGCTGCAATACTATCCAGATGCGTATTTGTATGGCGCATTGATCCACTCAGCCCCATATTTGAAAGACGATGCGCGTATTCAGGTTTGGGCGGCTTTGTATCAGAATGCAATATCTGCTATAAATGCAGAGAGCGAAGCAACGAAGTTCGGCGGATCTGGCCGACGCATGAAAATTAGGAGCTACTAATGAGCCTTAGCAACACATTCGAGACACGCGTATTGACATGGCTTTTGACTGGCGATGCCGTCACGCGTCCAT